GAATCTATCTTGGTCGAATCTATTGTTATTTTTTTACGGTATTGCCAACCATTAATCCAATCAGGATTAGAACTGCTTTCAGTTCCACCCCAATAGATAAATTGATCACTTTGAGCATAATAAGAGGCTTTTATCCAAGCGAAGGAGCGAGCAGTATTAGAAATTCTAACCTCATCTATGATTCCATCCCAAAAACCAGCAGTATCGCTTTCTCTTTTTCCTATTCTTGTGGTAAATGTTCCACTTCCAGCAATTGCTCCCATACTTGCTGAAGCTACCTCAATTCCATCTCTATAAAGACGGAGAGTAGTTCCATCAGCTGTTCCAGCAAGATAATACCAAGTAGCACTTTGAGCAGTTAAGGTATCCAATGCATAATGCCAACCAACACCTGCTTCATAAGAAGCCATTATAAAACTATCTGAATCTCCTGAAATAGCACTTCTTATTCCTAGTTGCCAATCCGTTCCTACATCAGTGCTATTTTCTATCACAATCGTTGTGTCATCTGCGATTACATCTGCTTTAACCCAAGCTTCTACCGTCAAACTATTCCCCACTAAATCTCCTGAGAAATCAACCCCATCATTTGTTCCATCAAAATTCCAAGCTTTTCCTATTTTTCCATCTACCAAATCAGAAGAAGTCATTGAACCTCTACTTTCTCCGTTATTCCCATTAGATGTTGAATCTTTAACTAAAGTATCTTTGAGTAATACAGAATCAACTTCGTATGTCCACGTTGCACTTGAACTTCCTCCTCCTATTAAAATAGAATCTATTGGACCAGAACCACTACTATGTCTGGAATATGGACCATATTCTGTGCCATTTATTTTTAACCAATACTTTCCATCATTGGTATTTCCATAAGCCTCAAAAGTAACCCAAGTATCTAAACTTAAATCTGCTCCGGTATCTGTCCAGCCAGCATTATAAGCATACAAACTTCCATCAGTGTCTCTATAAACTCCTGCTACTTCATATCCTGTGGCATCTGTTCCATCTCTTAGTTGAAAAAGAATCGGATTTCCAGTTTGAGCAGTAACTTTCATTCTTATCTTGAAATACCAATCATCGTTTGAGTTAGAAACATCATGATAAACATATTCGGAATTACTGGTGCTATCATCTTCAACTGTCATTATCCCATTTGAGAAACTATGAGTAGCCCCATTTCCATTGGTCCAGTTATCGAGTGTTCCCGAACAATCATCTTCAAAAAGAGTGGTAGCATAATCTTCCTCTTTTCCTATCTGTTTATTCAAATGCCAAACTCCTACATAATTACTATCCCAAACATTCTGAGCTGGAGTGCTTCCCGTATCTCCAACATAAGTCGTGTTATCAGCTTGTGAATTATCAAAGTATAAATAAAGGACATTGTCACTTGTAGAACTTAATGTCAGATCTGAGCTACTTACCCACAAAACTGCTTTTTTGTTGACGCTATCCCATTGTTCTATCTCTACATAAAGCTGAGTTGTTCCATCACTCTTTGTTACAGCAATTTTCTTTGAATTACTTCCAATTTCATCAAAAATATCGGTAACATCTTGTTTGTTAAGTCCAACCGAAGAATCCAAAATTATTGGCACAGGAAAGTGCGTTAAATCCGAATCAATCTTAGACGCAGGAATTGTTAGTTTTTTACGATATTGCCAGTTCGAAAGCCATGCCATAATCCTTCTTAATAAAAATGAGACTCTTATCCAGAGTCTCATTTCGGGAGCGAGGAAAGAGATTCCTCCTCAGAACCTCACTCCCTAGGAGCGAGTTCCTCGCCCCAGAAATAAGACTCTGGGGCGGGAATCTCTTTTTCTCAATTCTATCCAATTTTTCTTTTTAGGTCAATTTTAACTTGAATTCAAACATTTTTTGCCAATAAGAAGTTAAAAATTCTAAACAATCTTGAGCAATTTTCTTACAACGAGGAGAACCATCTAATTCTCTATCTATACACCGTAACTGTCCTTCTATTTGCCATTGTCTCCAAAGCGGAGAGTTAAATTGTCCATGAATGACATAAATGGGTTCTCCATTAATTGTCCAAAGATTTCCGTGCATTTCACATACATAAGAAAAAGGCTTTAACAGCGTTTCGTGTAAACCAGACCAAGGAGTTTCTGGAAGTTCTAAAATTCTATTCTGAACTCCAAATTTCAAGATAGCAATATTCAAGGCATCCATGTCGGGAGCCCTGAACCGTCTTTCAGGAGGATAATCTGCGAAAATATGCCAAGAATAAGAGAATACCTTTCCAAATTCTTTGGGATTAAAGAATAATGGAGAACAAGCAATATCCTTTTCGTTCCAAGTTTCTGAGACTATATGTTTTCCGTCTACCTTATGATTTTCCTCTCTTCCATACCAACGTTTCTGTTCCAAGGCAACGCCTATTATTACATTAGCCTTGGCAGCAATTTCAAAGAATAAATCTAGATTTCTAACAACTATTGAATCAGCATCGAAAACAACTACACTTTCATATTCTGTTAAATTGGAAGCGAGTTCGTATCGATATCTCATAAGAACATCTCCTTCTCCCAATTCTTTGAACCCTGGTTCATTAGAAACTTCGTGAACAATTACTGAATACCCCAATTGGGAAAATTGTTTAAGATAAGAAGTTGGCAAATTCCAAGAGATTAGATGAACATCTTGTTTGTTACCAACGTATTCAAGAGAATTCAAGAACGCATTTAACAAAGGAAGATATCTTTCATTGGCAGCAACAACATAGGAATATTTGCTCATAAGCCTTTAGAAATCTGTTCTCTTAACCAATTAAGAACAGAATTCTTTTTATAATTTTTGATATCAATGACTTTTATATTCTCGTGAGTGAATCTTTCTAAAGGGATATCTTTTTGAAGATAACAAATTCTTTCATGGGGCAAGATTGCCATAGCTGAGTGAAACGGGCCAGAAACCACTCCAATGAAAAAACGACAAACTTTCAACAAACCAAAAAGAGATTGAACTCTTGCTTTACAATTTCTGACTGTGCAATCTACGAAGTCGAACTTTTTATTAACAGGATTGTCGAAGACATGTGAAAAATGAACTTCAATAGGGATTAATCCTGCCTCTCTTATCTCATTCCAGATAGATTCAGCAGTTTCTCTTGATGGACGAACTAATTCGGGCAAAGAGGTAAGATTAAAATGAACAGCAACCAATGGAGATGGAAATTCGGGCAATGGAAGATGTCCGTTTATAGGTTCTATTCCGATTTCAGTTTTACAGCAAAGCTCAGTCTTTGTTAATCCTTCCCTTTCTAGAGGGAAATTAATCTGACAAACTAAATCAAAATCTCTTAAATTCATAGCTTCTTCTCGGCTACTAACAAAGACATGTTCAGGAAAAACAACTTCTAAATCTAATCCTCGAAAAATTGCCATCTTAAATTCTATATCGGGATAAAGTTCTTTGAGTTTTTCCAAAACTATTCGAAACTGAACGGAATCTCCGAGTCCGTGTCCCCAAAAAATTGCCACTTTCTTATACTTTCCGGTATCAAGATAATCCTTTAATTTTTTCTCCTGTTTAAGCGGCTCAATAAATTCCATGTTAATAAAAGTGAAAATATGACGAAATTAGATGTTCTGATGGCCTATAAACTAAATTTCTTCTAGTTTCATCAAACAATTTTTCGTTCTTGATTGCAACTCCCACTCCTTTTCCATGTTTTTCTTCCCAAAATGTGAAGTAATCCTTATAAGTATCCTTGAATTGGTTCCACGCTTTAGGAACATCAATCCCATCTTCTTTTCGAGCATTGATATCATCGGCAACAATAACTCCGCCAATTCTTACTAAATCTTTCACATTTTCAAAATCATTCCAGACCCAAGGCATCTGATGAGATCCATCTACTAAAATCCAATCAAATAAATCTTTGTTTTTCTTTTTAAATTTGGGAATTTCTTCATTTGAATCTCCTTTGTGAAACTCTAAAAAATTTGTTGGAATTCCTAAATGATTCAAATGTTTTTTTATCAACCGAGGACAAGAAAGTCCATCATCGAATCTATCGAAAATTACAACTCTTAAATCCTTGAAATCCAAATAGGAAGAAAGTAATTGACACAAAGAAAGTCCTGTTCTTGCTCCGATTTCAATTATTTTCTTTGGACGAAAAGTCAATCCATACCAAAAACAGAAGTGATAAAGATCAAAATATTCCTCTCCCCATCTATTCCAATGCCATTTGTAATTCTCAATATAAGTATCCTTTGGGGTTACATTATGAAGAATTCTTAAATTATGAAAAATGATTCCCGTCAATATCTTTTTCTCTTGTTTTGAAAAATTAGGAATCATATTCAAAATACCAAATGAAATCATCACCAAGTTTAGGCTTTCCCAACAACTCTCTGACAACTTTTTTAATATGATCCAATTGCCAATCATGTCCAGCTAAAATTGAACGCTTCTTTAACTTCTTTTTCCAATTGATAATATCTCGTCTTACTTGATCCTCAGAATGATCTCCGTCTATATAAACAAAATCTAAAGGCTCTTTAATGACATCAACAGCATCATCACTTTTCATTCTTAAAACTATTGCCCTATCTCCAAAGACCTCAAGTCGCTTTTTGGCTTCCTCATAATTCTTATTATGGAATTCTTGATCTCTTTCTGCCTCATATCCTCGTCCCGGAAAATGTTTCCAAGGATCAATGCAATATAATTTCAAATTCGGCATTCTTTCTAACATAGCAACACTGCCGCTGCCTCCTAAAACTCCTATTTCAACACCAACAATTTTGGCTTCTTTGCCAAAAAATGGAATTAAAATATTTTCTGGTAAATATTGATTTGCGTTTTTCATATTTAGATTCAGAATTCTGACGGAAGTGGCCACTTGACTTTCCATTCTTCGTTCAGTCGTTTATACATTTTTACAATAAGTTCCAAATTCTGTCTCATTATTTCTTTATTTTCAGGAGCCGCTCCTTTTAATTGAGCCAGTCTGAAGCCTCGACCCCACCATTTTCCATGAATAATATTCACTCTGAAAATATTCGGGAAACCCAACAAATACCATTTTCCGCCCAATTCTCTTTCGATTAATCGTCCATACCAGATATATCTTCCAGCCCATTGGCAATCCAAAAGTGGAATTACATCTTTGAAACGATTATTCAAAAGCATCACTCTGTTTAGACATCTCATATCAGACTCATGGAATTGACTCTCTCTCTCGAACATCTTTATGAATATATCAGACCAAACTTGAGGATCACAAATAAGAGGATGATTAAAAACTGGAAGTCCTGTCAATAAATTTGACTCATTATACTGTTCAATTTCCAGCCAGCTAAACAAATGTTGTGCAGTTAACAAATATTTCGTTCCTTCTACAAGTTCAAACCAAGGAGTTATGTTATTTACAATAATCGAATCAGCATCTGGACATGAAGTAACTTTATAATCATCCTTGATTTTTGTTAAATACCAATAACGAATGTAAGTATGTTCATGATATTTTTCTCTCGGAGAGAATTCCGGCCATTCTGAAACCATCTTCTTCACAAGTTCAGAAAATGGTTGAAGCACAAGACGATAATTAAGATCTGCAGTCTTTAATCTTCTTTCATATTCTTTTGGCAAATCATCATCATAAATTAAGTGTAAATCTATATTATTTCCATAATAATCCAAAGCGTTTACAATTCCATTCACGCCTGGAAGATAGGAAGTTGAGCCTACCAAGACTATAGCATATTTACTTTTTGGTCTACTGTTTTCCCACATTTCGAGTTAAGACTTCATTTATATTATCAACAGTTTCGAAAAGTTTCAAATGTATTTTCTTTTCTTTTGCCAATTGTAATAATGATTTTAGATCTTTCGGGAGACAAGCTCCCAAATATCCCCTATAGCCATCTTTAAGAATATCAAGATGAGAATGTCCTATTCTTTTGTCGTATCCAAGCCCTTCTTTAACAAGTTCATAATTTATCTTAAGGACCTGACATAAATCATAAATCTGATTGGCGAAAATCACTTTAGTTGCTAAAAACACATTTCCCGCATATTTAATCATCTCAGCTTCTTTTGCAGGCAAAATTTTCTTATAGGGAGCATTAGGAAGCAAATCAAGGATTGTCGGAGCAACATCTCGACTCTTCTCAGTATATCCCACAATTTGTCTTTCTGGATTAAGAAAATCTTCAATAGCTGTTTTCTCTCTTAAAAATTCGGGATTAAAGAGAATTTTGAGTTCTGGAAATTGTTTTTGGAAAAATTCTGTTCTTCCTGGAAGAATAGTAGATTTGATAACAACTATCTTCTCTCTTTCTAATTGTTCAAGGGTTTCAAAAATAGCGGAGTCATCATATCCAGTCTTTTCTTTATAAGGAGTAGGAACACATAAAAAGATGATATCAGCGTTATTAACTACTTTGAAAGATCCAATCTCTTTGTATTTATCATAGAAAAACAGGGGAAATTGACATTTTCTAAACCAAAATTGGACAGCTCTTCCGACTGTTCCTAATCCGACTATTCCAATCTTTATTTTTCCTGGTTTATTCTTTTTCATATCCATATTTTTCCATAATATCACTAGTTGCAAAAGTTATCAATTCTTTTTCCCACCTACTAAGTCTTTTGATACTTGTTTGATTACGGGTTTTATCAAATTTAGACCAATTAGTCTTAGTTGGAATTCTAAAACGGTTCTTGTCAAGTTCTAAAAAATCCAAGAGAGAATCCCAGAATTTACTTGGTGGAAATTTATCAGCTTTAATCATATCTTCATATTTTATCAATTTAAATTTATCAATTTCTTTCCCCTCTTTTTCTATAACCTTATTCGTAATAATATATTGAAGAATTGCTTGATTGATATTTATCCGTTTATCTCTTCTCATTATTCCCTCTATAACTGCGTATGGATTTCTAATAATTGCGATTATGTAACTATCGGGAAAGATTTTCTTTAACCATTTCAGTCTCAAAGAAAAACGAGGATCCTTAAATACCAAACGTTTTCCCTTTTTAACAAAATTAGGATTTGAAAGACAATTAAGAAGTTCAGATTTAACCTCAATTTCCTTTAATGAATTTAGCTTAAAATAATATTCGTAAAAAGCGGGAGCAAGAGAGAATAACCTATCAGGCAAACCAACATTTTTAGGAATCCATTTACAGTAGGCATTCACTTCTTGCAGGAATCCACCTAGTTCTTCATTCCAAAGCAATGAATAGAACAAAACAGAAGTCCCACTATTTGAACAACCAGTAATAAAGATTGGTTTTTCTAATTTAATATTGTTAAACATATCGCCACCAGACACACCTGTCTGAATCTGGCGATTCATCTGAAACTAAATTTACCCAGTTAAAGACCTTTTTAACAGCAGAATGGACTTGAGAATATGGTTTATCTCCAGATCTGAAAAAATCATGCCCACAAATAATTCCTCCTTCTCTAACTTTCGGCTTCCAAGCAAGAATATCGTTTAAGACTGATTGATAATCGTGGCTAGCATCAATAAAGACTAAATCAAATTCTTTATCTCTAAATCTCTTAGCTGCCTCTACGGAATCCATTTTTAGTATCTCGACCGGTCTCGGACAGGCAGAACATTTCTTAACTAATTTTCTCGCTCTAAGTTCAGCTTCTAATTCGGAATTAAAATTATTATCAACTAAAACATAATATTTTAGATCACAATGTTCTAATAGATATTTCGTTGTCTCTCCTTTATCGACTCCAACTTCAACAATTCGTTTAAATCCATTTCGATTAATTATATCAGCCAAAAACTCGTATCTTGGCATATAGAATGACTTAATTTCATATTTTTTCGCAATTTCCTTATAGTCAAAACCTTCTATCTTTCTTGCAATCCCTAATCCATAATTTGGATTTAATCCTAAGGTTTCAAAACGCTTATCATTCTTTAATTTAAACCAAATTCCTGCATTTCCCATATCTATTATATCATGAATGAAAATAAAGCCCCATCCATTATCAGCAAGCAAAGGATAAATCAAATCAATTTCATGAGAAACAGCTTCTGTGGAATGTTCTCCGTCTAAAAAAGCAATGTCTATCCTCTCAATTCCAAATTCTTTCAAGTCTTGAATTTTCTTTGTATCTTCATTAATAATCTTATAAGGAAATTGTTCCTCTTTCAAGATTTTTTCAAATTTTTTACACCATTCGATATTCTTTTCTATTCCATAATACATTCCGTTGTTTAATTTAGCTGCTTGTGCTAAATAGTAAGAAGTATATCCTCTTTCTATTCCTACTTCTAAAATATTTTTTGAGTTATGAAGTCTAGCCCAAAGATAAAGTAGGGGGCCATAATAAGGCAAGGTAGCATTAACTTCATCTAAGAAGTGATTATTAAAACCAGAAAGAAATTTGTCTTTGAAAAAATTCAACATTTTAATATTTGATAGGTTCTAATCCCTTTTTTCTTACAAATTCTTGATATCTTCTTTCTAAGACTTTAAACTCTTCTTTAGAAGGAAGCTTTAATCTTCCTCCTTTATAATACATTTCAATAGCATTTACAATTTGATAAGGCTGAATCAAAGCAAAACAACGAGGAACTTTTTGCCCTTTCCATTCAACAAGATTTTTACATTTTCCTTTTGCTCCCCCAAGCCAACATCCATCCCACTTGCAACATTCAAGAGCTCCATTAGTGTAGAGATATCTTATATGTGGATAAAGATGCCATTTAACTCCTTCTTTCCCGCCTGCTATAACAACAGCTGGCTGTTCAAATGCTGCTGAAATCACAAATTGGAGAGAAATTGGTCCAACTGTTCCGTGAGCCCAGTAAATTAATCTGATTAACTGCCTTAAATCTGTTTTCCCAACTAAATCAAGAACTCCTTCTAATTTGGGATGAATATGATCTGGATGTCCTATCTGGACTAATTTCACTTTTCCCCTAAATCGTTTATTAAACAAATCTACAAAATCTTGCCATCTATGATACTGTTTCAATTCATTATCTTGTTTTCTTCCCGCATTCAAGACCCAAAACGGACCGTCCCAGCCAAATTCACAATGAACCTGATTATACCAAGACTTTTCCAAATCAGAAATCCATAGTTCCGGACGAATTCCTGTTTTCTTTATAGGAATGCCAAGCTTTTTCTCCATATCATGTCTCCAAGCATCAGTGAAGTGAATTCCTGACCATCCAGATTGATTTATCTCATCGTAGCCAATATCGAAAATCTCAACTTCTGGATCATTTTCATCTAAATGTGTAATTCTTGGATTATTCTCGAAAATTTCCATTGCGGGACATCGAACATCTATTTCGTAGTTCGGATAAGATTCTTTTAAATCTCCAATCGCTCTTGTCCAAGTCAAAATATCTCCCGGAGATTGTCCGTTTCTAAGAATAATTTTTCGCTTTTTCATTACTATTTCTGGATGCTTTCTTGCCCACTCATCCCAACTTGTTGAACAGTCTATGTGATTTAAAGGAAACATACGATTATTAATTGAAAGAAATGAAAAGTTTGATCGATTAAATTCTTAAGATGAAACGGTAACTTATGATAAAATTTATGTTTTGAATAATCACAAAAAAGATGACCCAAGAATAAGAAGAAAAATTTCCAAATAGCAAAATCAAAGAAATAAATCAAGACAAAACTCAAAAAACCTGCCCAAACAAAGCAATGAGCTATTAATGTAAAAGGGTCTCTTATTTTCATCTTTCCCATCCACTCCGGCTGAAAACAGAAATCAGCTAAAAAGTGAAAGAAGAATAGAGAAAATAATTCAAACAGCTTCATTTAAGAAATAGTCTTTGATTGCTTCTTTTAATGTAAATCGAGGCTTGAAGCCCCAAGAAATATCGGCCTTTGTATATTCCTGATAACTTCCTTCGTAGGGATTTTTAACAAATTTAGGCTTTACGGATATTCCTAGTGTTTCTATAACTATTTTGAGAACTTCCCGAAAATCTGTCGCGACTCCGCTTCCTAAATCATAAATTCCATTGGGAAGTTTCATTGCTTGTTCAAATCCTCGAACAACATCTTTGATATAGATAAAATCTCGTTTGTAATTTCCTTTAAAAATCACCGGCCGTTTTCCTGAAAGTATTTGTTCTCGCCACTGAGTGATAATACTAGCATTTTTGCCTTTCATTAATTCTCCTTTTCCGAAGCAGTTAAAAGGACGTAATCCAACTATTTTCAATTTTCCGAAAAATTCTTCTGCGATTTCATCTATTATCATCTTAGAATGAGCATAAGCGTTAATTATTTCCTTAGATTTACATCCATAAACAGCTGCACTCGAAGCATAAATCAGTTTACTCTTTCCCTTGAGAGCAAATTTGAGAATCTCTAAAAAGCCTAATATGTTATTGCGATACATTTCAATATCATCAGGGAATCTCGAATCGGTATTAGCCGCTAAATGAAAAATAAAATCGAAATTATTTTTTATGGGAATCCCTTCACAAATATCTTTATCCCATAATGTTAGATCATATTTATCTTTGAGAAAATCGACCAGATTTGAACCTATAAATCCGTATCCTCCAGTTATGAAAATTCGTTTCTTCATAATTTGATAGGAGGAGAAGAAATTCTTCTCCTCCTTTAAACTTTAACTATATAACAATTTCGGCAACGCTTTCTTAGTTCAACAATAATTTCAGGAGTATCCTCGTAATAAAGTTCTATTCCTAACAAATTTATCATCTTAGCTTTCCATTTTATTTCACTCTTTCTTGTCTTTTCTATAATGGGCACAGGATTAAAATAAATAGGATGTTTTAACCGAATACTGGAAGGAATCTTTTCGATTTCTTCATAACTTCTTCCAGTAATTATCGGAGCATTAGGCTTTAACTTGATTTTATCTGCAACCCCATCAAAATCATAAGCAACTTTCAATTTACTCCTTCCTGATTTTATTCTTCTTGTCGTATCTGAATCCCTATGATGTGTGGAGAACTCAGCAATCTCCGCACTAGTTAATCCGCTAAATCTGTGCCAGGTATTCGGAGGAATTCTTACAAAATCTCCGGGCTTCATTATTTTTTGTTTTCCTTCTATCTCCATCAAAACATTTCCTCTAATGATATAAAAAGTCTCATCTTTTATTTTGTGCTTATGCAAGCTAGAAGAAAAGCCCTCTTTCAGGAATAAGATTTTTCCACAATAGTCTCTATTTACTATCCATAATTCTTGACCCCAAATTTTCTTAACCTTTTTCATTGTGCGAAAAGCTCTTCTTTACTCACAACCGAAGTCCCGAATTTGCTTACAACAATGCCTGCTGCTTTGTTAGCCAATCGCATCATCTCTCTTGGATCGGTTATTCCATTAATTAAACAATATATCATTACAGCCATAACGGTATCTCCAGCCCCCGTGACATCTATAACTTCCTTTGCGTCTGTGGGCTCATCAAATTTCCATTCTCCGTCTTCATAATAACTTATTCCCTCACTTCCTTTAGTTACGAATATTTTCTTAAAGACTTCCTTTCCAACAGCCTTCTGAAATTCTCTTTCATTAACCTTGAGATATTCACTCCCCTCAAAGACATCTAAATCGGATTTTTTCGAATCTACAATAGTTGCTTTCCCGCCCTTTATTAATCCTTTATCATAATCAACAATTGCGATCAAATCAAATTCATCAGGATCTGGATAAATTGCTCTTTCAAGATCTTCTTTCAAATAACGAGGGGGTTCATCAACTCTTAATAACTGAAATCCATTACCAATGAATCTAGTCTTTTTCAAGGAAGTGCAATTCTTAGGACTAATCACCTTATAAGGACATTCCATATCAGAAATCGTGAACAAGACTGGCTCAATCCCCAAAGCATATAAATTATTAGCAACATTCATCGCTCCTCCTCCTCTTTCTTCCTTGTGGGTAACATCCAAAACAGGAACCGGAGCTTCTGGTGATAATCTTTCAACTCTGCCAAAGATATAAACATCTATGAAGCTATCTCCTACTATTGCCACTTTCTTTCTCATCTTTTCCTCCTTGTTTCGGTTTTAAAGGAGCGACCTTTTATATTTTCAATTAATTTTGTTGTTGAATACCCTTTCAGTAAGGGAATAACAACAACTTTTCCTCCATAACTTTCAACAAATTCATGTCCCACAATAGTTTCTCTGCTATAATCTCCTCCTTTCACCAAAATATCAGGTTTTATTCTCTTTATCAAACGAAGTGGAGTAGTTTCTCTAAATATTATTACCTTATCAACATATTCAATAGCCTCTAGAATTGCTTTTCTTTGATTTTCGTCTTTTATAGGCTTTCTTTTGATTTTTGTGGCAGAAGTATCGGAATTTAATCCAACTATTAAAAAATCTCCTAAACGTTTAGCTTCTTTTAGCAATTTGATATGACCAATATGAAGAAGATCAAAAATTCCGTTAGTAAAAACCACAGTTTCTTTCTTATAAACAGCTGAGTATATATCTTCTCTTATTTCACATTCTGGATATCCACTTTTGATTCGTTTAAAGCCTCGAGCTTCGAAAAATAAATCCAAACTTCTTTCTGTGAAAAAATGAAGATGTTCACCTGTTTCGAATTTAAAATGTTTCCATTTCTTTAAAGATTTATTTTTCGGCAAAAGAGGAACAGAAACATAAATATATTTCGTCTTTTTAAATAATTTATCTAAAATCCTAAAATCGGGAATATGTTCCAAAACATCACATAAAAAAATCAGGTCATAAAATTTATGCCTGATTCCTGTATATTTAACGGGATATTTTCCAATATCGAAAGAATCAACAATGATTCCTGTTGGGGCAAATTTAGTTAGAAAATTTGCTCCCGCTCCATAATCAAGAACTACTTTTGGTTTTATAAATTTAACAAAATCCCAACGAATTTTACTTATTTTCTTCGCCGTCTTTTTATAGGCATCTGAAATTGATTTGAAATATTCCTTATTATATTGGAATGGAATCTCTTTTTTCATAATAGAAGAGTTGGAGATTCTGGAGAGGCTCAAATCTCCAACTCTAGAATCCCTGCCTCTCCATTCTATCACGGATCATCGAGCTTGGCAAGGGATCAAGCTCTCCCCGTGATAGAAGACTTAAAGGATTCTTAATTTATTGAAGCCTTATGCCCAATCAGGAGAGGAACCGTAAGCGTATTGCCAGAGACCCCAACCAATCATTCCTCGCCAATCTACACCAAAGTAAAGTTTCTTTCTTAAGAATGCTTCTGGACCAGTCAATAAGCTTGAGAACTCAATATCCTTTCTGACTTGCAAGATTACGGGTTTAATAATACCAGAAGTATCAAAGACAAACCAATCATTCGCATCAACATAAGGAGTAACATATAAATCCAATAATCCCTTTAAGACATTCGTTGCCAATTTGGCAGTAGTTGTTCCTTCTTCTGGATAGTAAGTGCTATTCAAGATTTCTCTCGCTACAAACATGTTCTTCTGATTAACAACCAACAAATCGGGACGAATATCCAATTCTTCTCCTTTATCATCTTTGATTCCCATCATTGTCTGAATGGCAGTCTGTAAGTTCGAATAAGTCAGAGCAACAGTTCCTTTATTAGATTGCGTTCCTGAATCTCCCTCAGAGTGAGAATCCGAGAAGAAGGGCTGTCCATCATAACATTTCAAATCCTTCCCATTATAAATTCCTGAATCTCCTGTAGAAAGATTTCCTTGCGAGAGAATCTTGAATACTTGTTTTCCCCAGAATCTTCGAGCCCTATTAGCCAATTGACGAACTTTCAATTTGATCTGTCCATACTGTTCATCTTCAATAGCATTTCTGCTTATAGCAATTGAGGCTTCCCAGTCGAGATTTTTGATTGAATAAGAGTGCTCATAAAGAGCTTCGGGAATTCTTTCATCTTTCCATTCATGCAAATCTCCTACAGAACCAAGCCAAGCATAAGTTTCTGAATCCTTTGTTGAATTAATTCGAATAGCAATCCTTTCCCATTCTGCTTCTTTCCGTTCAAATTCTTTCATGAACTCTCTCCTGATTCCAGCTTCTAATAATTTTGGAATATCTGTTTTTACTAGCATATTAGTCAGTTCCAGTGAAAGCTGCTCCATCAATAGCAACTTTCACTTTAGTTGAGCTCTCGTAAGAAACAACTACACCCACAAAGACATCATTTGATGTAGTAGCTGCCAAAGCAACGGTATTATCATCTACAGCATAAACTTTCTTTCCAACCCAAGTTTGAGCAGCACTAGAGCAATTAAATTGGAAGGTTCCAGTTCTAAAGACTCTTACTTTCTTATCTCCATTGCTTCCACTTGAATTATCAGCCTTTTCAACAGCGACTCCAACAAAGATACGATTAGCGGCATCAGAAGCTGGAACAGCATATCCTGTTGATGTATCAATCGCCACAAGAGCACCTTTATAAATCGTGGTTGAGGCCTTAACTGGGAATTCAATTATCTCTCCGTCTTGGCGTTTAGCTTCGTAGTTATCTGTTAGAGCTGACATTGTTTGACTCTAAAAAGGAGTTGATCGACTTTCTCCTAAATTCTTTTTGAATTCTTCGTAAATAGCTTTTTTATCTTCAGGATCGCTGAAATCCATCTTCTCCAAAATTTCATCGATCTCTTTCGGGATTTCTTTCTCTTCTTTTTGTTCTTTATCCGGGACTGCTGACGTTCCATCTTCACTTAATGAGAATTTAGGAGATTGTCTCTTTAAATACTCAAAGAGAGCTCTTCCAGAAGCGACCTTTTTATTTTCTGAAAGTTGAATTTCCTCATTCGAGGTAAGTAAAGGAATAAGAAATTCCTTCTCGGCGGGAGTCACTTTTCCTTCTCTAAGCAATTCTTCATACATTCTTTCAGCCTCAGCCAAGCTTATTTCTTTTTCGGCTTCGGCTGATTCTTCTTCAGTCTCAGATTCCTCTGATTTGGATTCCTTCTCTTCCTCCGCAGCCTCTTCGCTGCCTTCGGAAGACTTGGATTCCTCCTCTTTGGATTCTTCGACTGAAGAAGTTTCTTCTTTCGAAACTTTCTCTGTTTCTTCAGTAACTTCAGCAAGTTCAATCTTTCTTTCTAACTTCTTTATTCTATCTGTTAACTCATCTAGGGTCAAGGGAGGTTCCATATTAAGAATTGGAATTATCAAACTGCCTTCAGTTAGTTCTGACAAAGGAACAAATCCAGCCATTCCTTTAATGTATGGCTCGCTAACCAAAGCAGCATGGAATAAGACGGGACCAACTTCTTCTCCAGTATCTTTTCGAATGTAATTTTCTGCAATACTTGCAGAAATTCCCTTGATTAAACCTTTTTTAATCTTTTCTGCTACTTTTTCGTCTTTCACTTCAATTTCAGCAATCAGCTTTCCATCATCTGTAGCCTGTAAATCTATTACTTCTCCAACATTCTTAGATGGATCATCTCCTACAGGATGTCCTAATGGCACGAAGACATTATCAATAACTCTATCCTTAAAGTTCTTCACAATCTTTTTCAAGAAATCTTTTGTTACTTCAAGAACTCCGTTTTTACTAGCTCCATGAAACCATCTTCCAACTCTCAGTAATTCTTTTTTAAATCGAGCCCCTTCACTCAAATCAACTCTTCCAGAATTGATTACTTGATATATAATCTTTTCTTCTTTTTCAGAAAGTTCTTTTTTCGTTTCAGGATAAGGATAGACTGAAGGATAGAGTTGTCCAAGTCTTCTTAATTTGCCAACCATTTCTCGAATTTCTTTTAAACGCTCAAGAATCTTTTCGTCTTTTACCTCTTTGATCAGTTTATCCAAAGCTTCTTTGATTATATCTATTGCTCCGCCTCCTCCATTCTTTCTTAAACGAGGATAGCGATAAGGATAGCCATAAGGATATCCGTATGGATAGCCATAAGGATATCCATAAGCTCTGGAATATCCTTCAGGATAAGGATATGCTGAAGGATATTTCCCCTTCTCTTTCGTTTCCTTGGTTTCTTCTCTACAAATCTTGGCTGCTTCTGCCATTGTTTTCCCAGCCTTCATCTCCCGTTTCATACATTCTGTATAAGCTGATTTTTCAATTCTTAACATTTTCTCTGTTTTCTTCGCTTTCTCGCTACAAATCTTAGCAGCTTCTTTAAATGGAGTGCCTTTTTTCAATTCTTTAGCCATACATCGTGTATAAGCAGATTTCTCAACAAATATCTCAGAAAGTTCTGTATTCTTTTCTTCTTGAGTTTCTTCATCTTTGGATTCTTCTTCTTTCTCAACATCTTCTGTTTCTTTTGTTTCTTCGTTTTCTGTCTTTTCTGTATCTTCTGCTTCTGTTTCTTCTGTTTCTTCCTCTGTTTCTTTTTCTTCATCCTCTGTTTTAACTTCTTCCTCGGCTTCTTCCAGAATTTCTTCTCCTTTTTCTTCAGATAAATTCTCAAAGTCCTTTTCTAATTCTTCTTTCATGATTTTTTCTGTCGAATCGATGGCTTTTGAAATATACCATCGAATCGCTTTAGCTTCTGGATTTGCACCCTGAGGAACTAAAGAAACTTCCTCAAGATCCAAATCCGTAACGACCTTTAAAGTTAAATTTAACTCGGGAGAAAATACTCGCTCAACTTTTCGAAAATCCACTACTCCTTTTACCGAGAGTGAGTTGAGCTCTCCCGATTTGATTTTCTCAATTATTTCAGGATCTGTGACCTTCGCTTTAATCCAAATTTTTCCGTTCTTGAATTTACAATCTAAAATCTTTCCAATCTCTTTTTCCGTATGATTTAGACAAAATTTCCCTCGTTTCGCAAATTTCTTCGCTGCTCGCTTCAAAGCACGATCAGAAATTATATCATTCTGGAAATCAAAATCATTTGCTGCAGCAAATCCTTCTAGTATGAAATCTCCCCTATCTTTCTCACTCAAACATAACGGGAATCTAAATTTTATTTTATATAGACTCTCCATAGGGTCAAGTAATTACTCTTTGGACTCGAATTTAGGACAAGCTGGAGCTTTAGGATCAACTTGTTTTTCTTTCAATTTACAATATCCATTCTCAAAATACTTACAATTTTCATGAATTCTTAAGATTTTTTCTGTTTTCGGAAGAGAACTCTTCTTCATAATCCAAAAACTGCTTGTATTCTCTCTTATAAATACCCAAAGTCCTTTTAATTTATTGCCTTTAAATTCAAATTTTTTGAATAAATCTCCATCCTCATAAACAATTGCTTTTCCCTTATCTAAAATCTCCATAAAGCAGCTTGTTTCTTTAGTCGGATTGGCTTCTTCAATTCCGGGTGGGAATTTTGCTAGTTCTTCTTTCGACATCTTCTTTCTTTCATTCTCGGGAGGGATATAGCCAGAAAAATTCATCCATTCTTTATATTTACAAGGTTTTAAAATTGCTGTAACTTCTTTATTTTTCAAAGGATTCTGCATTAGAACAAAATGCATTAATCCTTCTCTAGAAGGGAAATCTAGACGCAAATCCCAATGTTCTCTTGATGCCCCAGCTCTGATTACTTTTTGTCCACGCCACCAGTGATGTTGTAAAACCCACCTGATTTCTCTGCTCTTTTTCAAACGAAGTTCTTGAGCAATAAGTTCTTTCATTTCATTTGGTCTTGATTCCAACCATTTGATTGCATCTCCTATCCATTCTTTCTTTAAAGGATGTAGTTTCAAAAAGTCGTTAAGAGCCTCTTGCACTCTCTTAATCTTGCCCGGAAGGGGAGTTCGACGCCAAAATGTCATAACTTGTTTTGACAAAACATAACGATAAGCAGCTTTAGCCCAACGCATTCCAGGAGTTAAACGCTTTTCAATTAATTTCTCTGCTAATTCTTTTACAAGTTTATCTCGAATTTCTATTCGTTTCTTCTCATCTTTTTCTTTCCAATACTGAAATTCTTTAGGAATCTTCTTTCTAATCTTTTCTGGCAAAGCAGAAATCCCATAAGGGGGAATCCATTTCTTCTCAACAGCAGCATCAGAAATTACATATGGAGTTTCATCAATAGGCTTAATGAAAAACCAAGCAGCTTCTTGTCTAAATTCTGTTTCTCTGGATGGAGGAATTATTTCGTTTGCTTTCTTTGTTGTTCCTCGAAATTCAGAAGGCCTTAACTGTCTAAAAAACCATCTGCCTTTAAGTTTGCCTTTAGAAAAAAAATATTCACAAAAGTAGGGCTTTAAAGCTCCGAACTCACAATATCCTTTATCGATTATATGAAATACGCCTGGAAATTGTTTCGTTGCTCCTACAGAACCCTTAGGAACAACTCCTTCAACATTCAGCCAAGGAACTGGCTCAGGACTTTTCCTCATTGCAGCAAGTTCTGCATACTTTTCTTTAAATCCAGGCTTTATTCCAGGTCTTAGTTTAGGAACCCCCTTTTTCCAATCTATTTTTGAAATCTCATTTTGATCTAATGCCTTAGCCTGCTCTAATGTTGTTATTGGTTTTCCAGGCTTCCCTTTTACAGCATCAGCGATAGTCCAGCCAATTAGATAATCATTGTGTTTTATTCTTAGATCTAAATGATGGCTATTATGTGCTCGAATTCTTCCTATTCCAGCTAGGAAATCATGATTTTCTGTCTCTACATCATAGACCCATCTTCTTTTAGAATAGATGAAAAATTCTTCTTGATTTTTACTTACATATTTTCCAGTTCTGAAGTTATTATTTTTCTCTCCCACTCCATCCAAAGACTTTGCCTTTATTATTTTCTTCAAAACATTTCTTTCTTTCTGTAATAGATTATGCTCTTTAGCTAAGACGATTCGATAAACATCACTCTTGTCATCGTTTTGAAGAAGAATTCTGAAATAAGGAAAATTATAAAGATTTTTAGCTAAGACAAGAATTCCTTGAGCAACACTCTGAGAAGAACTAGCCCACTCAATGTGCTTTTCTGAAATATTAATCCCATCTCCTGCGAAATAGCCTTCTAAAAAAGCTTTCTGACTTTCCTTATTCCAAGAGAAAACACATGAAGGAACCACTTTCCAACGAGCTAAACGTTCTTTTACCTCATGACATCCGCTAACCTCAAAAATAGGTCCAATATTCCAATTTATTTCTATCTTCCAATTATTCTTATCTGGATAAATATGCGACTTCAATCCCAGTTTATTAGCTATTTTTCGACACTTTTCTAATAGTTCCCTTTTAGAATTCGAAATGACTATTCCTCTATTCTTTCGTTTTGAACCTTCTGCTAGATAAAAACCATAAAGCCAAGCAATTTCTTTATCAACATCTTGATTTCCTTGCAATTTTGGAAGATCAATTAGTTCGATTCTATCTCCTTCTTTTAATTCAGAAACCGCAATTGCTTTTCCATCTGGGGTGAAAACCGAATGATCTTTTGTTGTTTCTAAAAATCCTTCCATTGTTACCAATCTAACAATTGGTGAATCTTGACGATGCCTTGTTACTCCTTTTAATTTTGACCAACCATTCTTAGTCCAAATTTCAATTCCATTTAGCTTCTTTTCACACAGAGTCATATTTCTTTCTTGATAAGTAAAAAGATTTTGAATAGGAACTATTTTTACCTTCCCATTCTCTCTTATAATAATAGGAGTTCTATCTGAGACACTTTTGCCTCTGAAATGTCTTTGTATAACATATTCTCTTGGCTTTTCTGGCCTTGGATATTCTAAATAAGGATCGGATTGTTTTTCTATCTTAGATTTTTGCAAAGGATAATTAGCAATAAGATAGAAATAGAAATATTTCGGAATATTAGGATGCCAATGAGAGATCAATTTTCTGACTCGAAATCTCTTAACATGCCAGTTTTTGAAAAATGGTTTGATTCTCTCGTCAATTCCTTCATCAATATTCTTCATGTAGATCATAAGAATTTTAGACTTTGCATCTGAGAACTTTTTCCATAATTTTTCCCAATCTATATCAGCAATCCTATAGTAAATTTCTCTTCCGGGATAAGGAGGATCTGCAAAGATAAATGTATCTTTAGAATCAAATTCTTCTAGAACATCACTCCAATCCTTATTAAAAATTTTCACATTCTTTATACGTTCTTGACTTTTCTCAATTTCTCTTTTCAAATTAGCCCAAATATTTTTCCCGGTCATCAATTCGTTAAAATCATCTTTATCTGGCTGAGCATGATGTTTGCCGAATTTATGGATATAAATCCATTTATGAAAAAATTCTAAATCATTTTTTGGTTTTTTCCGTTTTAAACTTTCAAAATATTCTCTCCCTCCAATCCAATTAAACTTTGAAAGTCTAACTAAGTCAGAAGAGCTTAGTCTTTTTAAAATTCTAAAAAGTTTTACTAGAACTTCATCTTTATCATTATAAATTTCTTCCTCACTTGGCTCTTTTTCCCAAATCATTTCTCCCTTTCCTCCAAAAATTTCAATATAGCGTTTATGCTCTGGGAAGTATTGCAAAATGATGTTTTTAAAACGTTTCAATCCTCCAAAATAAGGGAAGAAACCTTTTTCAATTTTTTTCATCCATTCCTTGCGTTTCTTTTCCCAATCCTTAATTTCGCTTTCTTTCGGAGGCTTGCTTCTCATATATTTCTCTGATTCGCGATAACACCGCCAGTAGGAAGAAGAATATTCTTTACTTCCCTTCTTAGGAGGAAGAATTGGGAAATAAATTCCTCTTAGAGTATCAACAATCTTTGCAAAATATTTCAAGACATCTTCAAGCATCCATTCTCCCCATCTTTTTCCACTTTTCAATCTGGGGAAGGCAGAATTTCCCAGATAACGAAGATCCGCAATCAGTTCTTTATAACGTTCTTTGGGATGAGCAAGATCTTCATCAATTCCTTCTGCTCGAAATTGTTCTAAATGAAGTTTTTCTATTTCTGATAAGTAAATAATCTTTCCTTCTTCAGTAATTTCTTTTTCTTGTAAGCAGAAATTTTTCTTCGCTCTTTCAATAGCTTCTTTTATCGTATCTGGCTTTCTATCAACTTTCTTCATCACCCTCGGAGCCCAAAGACTTAGCTTATAAGAGTTATCTTTTAGATTATGTTCAACATTCAATGTTTCTCCTTCAATTTCTAAAACATCACCAACCTTCGCTTTCAAAGAAGTAGAGAATGTTCTCCCAACCCGATGATAAAATCGATTCTCTAATTCTTCTACTTTCGCATTAATGTCGCCTTTTTCGAGCCCAAAATAATAATTAAATACTCCTTTGACTTTTGTTTCCTTCACTCTAAGAACTTTTCCATAAACGACAGTTGAGTTATGAAATTTGACCATTCCAGAACGAATTCCCTTTAAGTTGTAAATAAAATCTCTTGTTTTACAAACATTACCCTCCGAACCGGGAAGTCGTCTTAAAAACTCTGTGTGTCTTCTTAATTCTTCTCTATTTTTTGAAAGAAGATAAGGGGCAAAATTCAATTTTATTTTCGTATTCGGAATCTTCCATGTTCTTTGTTTGAAAGGCAAAGATTCAAGTAATTTTAATCGTTTCTCAAACGGCTTATTATGAATATCTTCTTTGAAGTAAGGTAAATCGTAAACATTCAAGACAACATCAGAATCATCGGGAGTTCCCTTCTGATGCATATAGCCAGCCGCTACTTCTCTTGGATAATGTTTTCCGTCTCGCCAAATTTCAAGTTCTGCCATTAAGACTAGATCTTCCTTGCTTAGGGCTTGAATTTCCTTTATAACATTCGGCAAGCGAGAAGTTACAACTTCTCCATCTTCGGAAAATATCTTAACTCGATCTCCCTTTTTATGAACTTCCACATGAAAACCATCGTATTTTTTGGTTGAATAAAACGGATAATCTCCCATTTCCTCCATTACTTCAATAAACAAATCAATGGTTTGCCTTCTTTCTGGATAATATCCTCTGGTTGGCTTTAGAGGAAGAAAATATCTAAATAATTTTATCTTATCTTCTCTTGCTGAAGCCTCAGCGTCTTTGATAGCGCTTTCAATTCTTGGCTTTTCCCGTAACTGTTTAGAAACTTCAGAAAGTCTCAAAATTTCATCTTCGCTTCTTAACATTGCTAAATTATAAAGTGGCAAAGCGTTTGTGAAAGGAGTAGCAAAGCGATCATAGACAAAATGAAGTCTTCTTCTAATCCACCAAGGAACACTTCTGGCTATTCTGAATTCTATTATCCTTCTCATATCAAAACTTAGCCAATCAGGAAGTAAGAGATCTATATCTCCCGTAGTTGAACCTTGGTTCACTATTCCACCGGTTAAATAACAGATCGGTCTCTGAATTAGAAAATCTTTGAAATAAGGAAGAATTTCCTCAAGAGATACTCTTCTTCCCAAGACTTTCCCAGAAGTATAGATTGGAGCAAAATCTTCGCTTAGATTAATTATAGTTTCATCAGTTGCAACAGCGATTGGAACATTTGTTATTTCTTTGGCTTTTCTTAACAATTCTTCATCTCCCATCTCCAAAGGCTCTTTGCCCAAATGAGTGATAATTATTCTTTTAACATTTTCAGGTTTATACCAATTTTTCAATTGAGTGACGATACTTGCATGGCCATAAGGCTCTCCTTCTTTTCCTTTTCTTCTAGCTAGAGTTTTTGAAAAGGAAGAACCATCAATAATAGCTAAATCTAAGTTCTTGATATACTTTTCTCTATCTCCACTATGCCAGCCAAGAATATCTGTTGCCTGAAGAACTCGTTTATCTCCCATTTCAATAAGAAAGACGTGCATTTTGGCTCGAATGGAATGTAAAACAGGAATCGGAGTTATTTTAAAAGGACCAAGTTGGAAAGTTTCATAAGATTTATATCGTGCTCGAGTATCGATGTTAAAATCTTTATAAAGATTAGGGATTTCTTTCTCCGTATCTTCTGAGACAATAACAGACATATCTCTTAAGCCTAATAAATGGTCGGGATGACTATGTGAAGTAAGGATATAATCAGGCTTTATCTTATCTAAATTTCCTTGATTAATTTTTCCATAATCAACTAATAGACGTTTTCCTTTGTATTCATAAAGAATTGCTGTATGGAATCTATGTCCGGGGCCTTCTTCTTCAACAAGACCCTTTGTTCCAAAAAAATAAACTTTGAAGCCGGATTTGCTAAATTGTTCTTGAAATCTCTTGGATTCTTTATCTAATTCAGTCTCTGGAATTTCCAATTTTCTTTCTTTGATTTCATTAAGGATTAAAAGATTATAATTGATAAGTTCTTCTTCTGAAGCTAATCTTTCTTTCCAAAATTTATTTAATCGTTCATGAGCCTGAAGAAGTTCTTCATCTGTTAATTTTTTTGGATCAAGAAATTCCAGACTTTTAAAAGTAACAGCCTTTAGCCAAACCTGAGCTCCTTTCGGCCGTTCAATTTCTTTTGGAGGATCAAATTTGGAAATAACTTCTAAAGGATAGAAATAGAGAAACTTCTTGCCTTTCCACCATTTTTCATATTCTTCATCTGTAACTCTATGAATTTTCCTTAATCGCTTAAAATCCTTCAAATCAATCTTTTCAGGAGCTTTCAGCTCCATGATTCCCAAAGCTTTATTTCCTTCAATGAAGTAAACAGGAATGCCAATATATTTTTCGTCTAAACGAGAACTAAGAATTGCTTTCTTTTTCCCTTGCCAAATTAGCCTTCCATGAGGAGGCACTAAAATTCTTCCTGGCAAAGGAGTCGTTCTTCCTGGCTTTAATAATTCTGGAATATCCGAAGGAACTAACATATTAATCGTCTGGAAGAACTCTTGCGTCTTTTGGCCATCCGCAATACTTACAATGAGAATTTTCCGCTTTATTTTCTCTACCGCACCTGGGACAAATCCAAGGATTTTTACTTTCCTCCGACATAAGCAAATTCTTTGCCTAACTCATAACAACGAGTTAGGTTTTCAGGAGTATTTTTAACCTTTAAAATCTTTTCTTTCAGACTTTTTGGCGTTGGAGGAGCTTTTATTCTTAATTTATTAGATTGTTCAAGTTTTCCTCTTTCAAAAGCTTCTAAAGCCTCTTTATTTTCTGTCTTTTCTTCTAAAGCCCATTTAAGATTCAAACTCTTTGCTGTTTCATCTATAACTTGATCAATAAAGCCTTTAGGAAGTCCAACTTTTGCTTTCATTATTTGATTAAAGACATTCATCAGAAATTCTTTGGAGGGATCAGAAATTTTCTCAAATTTTATCTGAGGATAGGCAGAAGTTCCAAAATTAAAATCTATTAAAGGAGCAACGGCATAAGTGTTAAGAGTAGCTTCCATTTGTCTCATGATTGATTCAATGGACATTATTAAGAATTGAGATGAAGGAGTTCCTTTTCCATAAGGATAGGCATATTTTACTTGATCAATAGCTTGACAAATAGCAGAACGAGCCATCATTAAATTGTGATGTTCTATCAAGGGCAAAGGATCATATCCTCCGCCCCCTCTTTCTATTTCCAAATCAACGCCCGGAGGCAGGGTTACCCTCGAATTAATTCCTATTGTATCAACTACTTCTTCTGCTTTTTCTCTTTGAGCAGGCGTCATTGTGTTATTAATTCGCAAAATCTTTAAACCTAAAGATTCAATTTCCGCTTTTTTGTGAGCAATATAATAAAGTTTATGTTTTTTCTCATAATGATAGAAAGCAGTTTTTAGAATAGATTCTCCATAAAGCCAATGTTTTTCTTTTTGAAAAGTAAAAAGCATGCACTTTTCAGGAGGAATATCAACAGAAATTTGTTTTCCCCCAAAAAACGCTTCTTGTCTTGCTCCGTTAAATCCTCCATGTTCATCAGCTTTCAATTGAATGGTTCTGGCATCTCTTGGAGCTAATTTTTTCCAGCCAACAAATCCTTTGTATTTTCCTTCTTCAATTATTCTAGCCACTTTTTCATATAGACGAAAACCTTCAAAAATAGCCCTTGTCATATCAGCAATAAGAAAAGGAAGCGGAGTTGTCATTCCGCCTAATTTTGGAGGAGCGGTGAATACAGTTTCTATAAAATCTCTTTCTCCTTTATCTCCTTTAGCAGGAAGAATATGACAAGGGGTCGAGATTATCGGCAAAGTAAAAAGTCTGACAATTGCCTGAACTTCTCCATCGTTTTTCTGCATTTGAATATAAGTCTCAGGTCCTAAATCATCAGGATTCTCTTCAACCTCATAAGAAGAAATCACGCCTTCTCTGGCGACTCCTAATTCCTTAACCATCTGATCCAAGGTTAAAACATTTCTTCTTTTTTCTTCCTTCTTTTTTCGTTTTTTTAGAAAATCAAAGAAAGCCACATTTTTAGTTTATTTAAACTCCTTTGAAGCTAAAGGTCAAGCAATTAATAATCAACCCCTTCTTTAAACTCATATCCGCAATGAGAACAATAATCGTTTCTAGAATGATTTCCGCATCGAGGACATTTCAGAGTAGGTTGATCTCTCATTTCTTTTTGATCGGTATATAACAGTTCTCCGCAATAAGGACAGCGGACTTCTCTTTTCTCATCATCTTCTATAAACATTCTTCCTACTCTATGATGACAAAACGGGCAAATCATACTAACTAATATTATCAATTCTATAAGAAGTGTCAAGTGAACCATGGTGCAATTATTCTTAACTCTTTGGAATTATTTGAGGATCATTTCCTGTTCAAAGAATAGTATTCATAGAATTTTCTATTTAGAGGATAGCAATTTACAATTAATAACCAATGGTTCTTAGCGAGTTTTGAAGTTTATTTCGGGTGGAAGGAGAAGAATGACTTGCCTTCCGGCTTCTTTCTTTTTTTTCTGGTCTTTTCTTTTCTTCTTTCCTTGTTCTTTTTTTAGATCACAGCGGTCTGGTTCTTTTTCTTGTCTTGTTTTGGCTGGTCTTGTTTTGTTTTCTTTTCTTTTCACCGGAGGGCTGGTTGTTTTCTTTTTGTTTTCTCTTTCTTGTTTTGGCTTGCTGAAGTTTTCCACAGGGCGGTTTTAAAATTTAAAAACTGAAAAAAGTTTTCCACAGGGGCGGTTTTTGCTTGATTTTACGGGGTTTTTTCGGGGTCTTGACAAGGTTGATCTGAATTTTTGGTTCAATTATACTAAAGGTGTAAAGGTCGAAAATGAAAAATAAAACAAAACATGAAAATAAGAGGAGAGAATATGAAAAAAAGAAAAAAGAAGAAACCACTTTATCTTGCTTGTATATGGTGCGGGGGTAAAATCCCCAAAAATAAACCGTATGCTAAATACTGCTCTTTAAAATGTAGAAAGGAAGCACTGGGTCAAAAATAAGAGAATCAACGGAGGCGGGCTATCTTTTAAATAGTCCGTCTCGGTGGGTTCTTTACCCGTAAAAGGTCTTAATAAGAAATAAACACTATGATCAAAAAAATTTTGGGAATTTTGGGGCTTTTTCTACTATTGGCGGGCTTTTTATGGATTTTAAATGAAGGGATAAAAAAACAGGAACGGGCGGAGTGTTTAAAATGGTTAAAATGGTCAAGAGAATATAAAGGATTTTACTGGGCGGATTGGCAAGTTAAACAATGTAAAGCATTAAAAATTTTAAAATAATCTTAAGTGGTGGGCGGGTTTTGGGTTCAAAAGGTCTAAATTCAAAAAAAATAAAACAATATGAAAAAAGAAAAGAGAATCCCCCAAAGTTTAGGAGCGATGGCATCAATGTTAGAAAATTCAAAGTTGATAACGAATAAAGTTCTTAAAAGAGCGGAGCAATTAGCCATTGAAAGAAGTAAAAAAGATGGCTATGAACCATGCTTGTTAAGGAGAGATATTGAGCAAGCTATTAAAGAAGCAAGGAGAAAATAAATAAAAGCGGTGGGCGGGTTGGGTTATTTAAAAAAGGTCGGGAAAATTGAAAAAGAAAAAGAAAGAGAAAACATGAAAAAAGATCTTAAACAATTAAAAGAACATAGAATTTTAGCAATGAAGTGTATAAATGAGATAAAGAATTATTGTAGAAGAATAGAAAATGAGATTGAAAAGAGCCATGAAGAGCAAAGATTTTTAAACATTAAGGTTTGGATAGAATCAATTAAAAAAGAGATTGAGATCTTAAAATTGGTCGAGGAGTTATCAGTTAAGCAATGGAGGGAGTTTAAAAAATTAGATTGATTAAAGCGGTGGGCGGGTTGGGAATTAAAAAGGTCTTTAAAATAACAAAAAAAAGAGATCCCATGAAAACTATATATTTACTTGCTTTATTAAGCGATAAAGCCAAAAAATGGGCAAAAAAATATCTAAATTATGAAAGCTGGCAGTTAGTCGGTGGTCTCGGTATCTCTATTGATTGGCGATATATTGAGAGTATAAGAGAGGCAATGCTGAAAGACGGATTGAAAAATGGTAAAGATTTTAAGGTGCTTTAAGTCCCAGCCGTAACCCATCCTTTAGGGGTGGGTCTCGGTTGGTGCTTTAAGGCATCATAAAAGGTCGGTCAATAATTAAAACAATCAAAAAAACCATGAAAACATACTACCAAGCAATCAAAGATTTAGCCGATGATTTTATAAGCGAATATAAGGATGAGTTAAGAGAGATAATAAAAGAAAATAAAGAGAAGACGGACGAGGAGATCTGGGATGAAATATACCAAAATTGGGATTTAAACAATAAGATTTTTGAGTTTTTAGATAGTGCTTGGTATGGATTTTTAAGAAGTGATTGGTGCGAAGATAGAAACACAGAATTAAGTTCAGCAGTTAAAGTGATAGAAGAGAGCAACGAGGTAGAAACAGATTCAGGATTGTGGGAGGGCAAAGAGCCAGAAGAAGCGATAATGGGACAAGCATTTTTTACAGCCGAGAATGATCTCTATTTTGAGATAGAAGACAGAATAAAACAGATGATAAAAGATGAAAAGTAAAGAGAGAAGCGGTGGGCGGGTGGGATTAAAAAAGCATAAAAAATTAACTACAAAACAAGAAAAAAACAAAACAAAATAAATAAAATTCTTTTAAGAGCATAAATTAAGCCACAATGAAAATAAGGTTCAAAATTTATAAAAAGGTCGGTCAATTTAAGTAAAAAAAAGAGATTCCTATGTTAAAAGAAACTTCAACAATTTGGGCAGATTTAGTAAGGAGAGGAGCAAAAGAAGAAGAGCGGGAAGAGATTATACCAACAGGATATAAGACGGAAACATACAGGGTTATAAAATTTAGAGGTTTAGAGTTTGAGATAAGAAACGAGAAATTTTATGATGATTTATTTGATGATTTGAAAGAGGATAAGGAAGTATTTTTAGTAAATTATCATAGAGATTTTTGGATAGAAAGAAATGACATAATAACAAAAGAGGAAACAGCCGAATTATATAGAGGAGAAAGAGATTGGATAAAAACAGAAAGAGAGAAAGGGTATTGGATTTTTGAGTTAAGTTGTTTAATACATGGCGGGGTTTGGTTGAAACTTGGATATAGCGGTTTCATCTCTGATCCTGGTGGTTGGGATACTTCTCATGTTGGATTAGTTTTAGTAAGTAAAAAGATAGCAAAAACAAGAAAAAAGGCGGAAAAATTAGCCGAGAGTTTGGTAGATTATTGGAATAAACTTTTAGGAGGTGAGGTTTATAGAATAATAGTCAGGGAGAATGAAAAAGTAGTTGATGAGGTTAGCATAGTCGGAGAAGTAGAAGTTTTAAGATTTATCAAAGAATTTACAGCCAAGCCGATGAAAAAAGCCGAGATTGTTTATACTTAAGAAGAAAAGCGGTGGGTGGGTGGGTTAAAAAAGGTCTAAATTTAGATCTCAATTATGATGAAAAAGATTGTTTTAGTTTTGTCGGGGATAGCTTTCATATTGAGCATATATTTAGCTATTCAGTTAATAAAACTCATATCTCTTTTGAGGTTATTAAACTCCTATTAAGTTCAAAAGGTCATATAAGTTAAACATAGCAATTAAAATGAAAACAAAAAGAGAAATTTTAAGTTGGTGGGAAAATTTAGGAAACAAAGTTAAAAACAACGATTATGAGGAATTTTGGAAAAAGATAGATAAAAATTTAGCAATAGTAGAGAAAGTAAAAGGAAGCGGAGATAAACAAGAGCATGAAATAATAATAATGAGCCGAGCTTGGAAATATCCTTTAAGATTGTATTTTCACAATTTAGAATGTTATAGAATAGTAGGATTTTAGTGAAACATGGTTCAATTTTAACTCAAAAAAGGTCGATTTAACTCTAAATTAACTATGAAATTTAGAGTAAAATTTGAAATAGACACAATAATAGAAGCAAAAGATAAGAACGAAGCATTAGAGAGAGCAATTGAGGATATTACCGATTATTTATATTGGGAGAACATTACAATAGATGAGATTATGAGCAAAACTTCTATTAAAGAAATTGAAAGAAAGAGCAATTAAGTTTAAGCAAATAGAGAGTTCTTTACAATGTTGACAAAGCCAAGAACCAAAATAGCAAAAATTAAGTTATCCACAGGATAGATATTGACAAAGTTCCAAAAATGAGTATAATGAATAGTAGAGGAAAGAATGAATAGTGATTGAATAATTAGTTGCTCTTTTAACTATTACATATACATAACTCAACGGTAAGGAGGTAGTGAATTTTCTCAAAGATAATTTACTTATTTAGCCATAGCCGAGATAATGGAAGCCAAAACCTTTTCAAGGAGATATTAGGGCTAAATCCATTATTCGGCTTTATCTCACTACTTCCTTATTCGGGGTTCAGTTATGTAAGAAGTTAAAGAGGAGTGAAACTCCCTTCAAAAGAAAGAGCAACAGCCCTCTTTTGCCAGTTTTCGGGGCAAATTGTAAAACTGGCAATCCTTCCTTATGAGATATAAAGTGAAATTTTTAACAGAAGTTCTTAATCTAAAATTATGGGCGATTTGGGATGAAAAGAAGAAAGATTTTGTAAGAGACAATTATGGTCTCATAATCGCTTCTCCCTCTAAAGGTTATTTAAATAAACTTAAAAATGAATTATGCATCAACTCATTAGAGCAATAGTTTATGCCAAAAATAAGGAAGAAGGATTAGAGAAAGCGAAAGAGATATTTGAAAGTTTATGTGAGAATCAATATCCTTTTGATTACTATAGCACTTTTGATAAAGAAAGTCCAAGAAAAAGATGGGGAAATTTGCCAGTTATTACTTTAGCAAACTCAAAAATAGGAAAGAAACTGATAGGAGACGGATGGAGATCTACCAAACAGGAATTTTATAGGAATTTGAAAATAATCAGGGAGATTTTGAAAAAGAAAAGCAATTATCAACTACTTCTAAAGAGTTTTGATGACAATCTCTTTCGTTATCGTTGCTATTTGATTGGGCAACATCGTGGCTCGTCCTGTTTTCTATATGATAACGATGGAGAAGGAATTAAGAGTATAGAACATCTAAATTATGTTTTGAATAAATGGAACAATGATAAGGAATACAAAGGTCTAAAAATTTATGTAGTCCCTGCTGATGTTTATTTCTAACTATGTCTGAAAAATGTAAGCATAAGAACATTATAATAACTTATAAATCAAGATATTACTTTCCAGAAGGATTTGAGAAAACTTGGGAAAAAGATGATTTGGATTTGGGAGAAAATTTTGTTAGCGAAAAGATGATTTCTATATTTTGTGAAGATTGTGGGAAAGTGCTGAAAGATGAAATTGATTTAAATACCGACTATTTAACTTAATTATTCAATCAAGTATGAGCAAATTAGAGTTAACAATTTTAAGACCAGAATTATTAGAAAATGACTGGAGTTTCAAAAAAGATAACAAAAAACGATTAGTTCAATCTCCAGCCAGAATAATTGAAATTAAAGCCGACAAAAGATTTAAGAGAAAGAATAATAAAGATTTGGAAGAAGCATTCCTTTGGTGGCTCAATGAACGCTTTGCCAATGATATAAATACTTATTGGGACAATGCTTCTTTAAGTTAAAGGTCATTATTCAAATCATTCTATTATGCTTTCAAAAGATAATCTAAAAATTATTGATTTCGCAGGAAACGAGAAAACACCAAGAGGGGAAATTAGAGGACTTTATATCTCTCCAAAAGAAACTTGTGCTACCGACGGCTTTACATTAGCAAGAGTTCAAACTTCTAAACTTGAAAGGGAAGAAATTCCTAAGTTTGAAGGAAAGAAGGTTAATTTTGATTTTAAGCCGTTTATTTTGCCAAGAGAAGAGACAGAAAAATTGCTAAAGATTTTTCCTAAAACGGCTGAATTTCCAGTTTTAGAACATATTTTCTTATTAAAACAAACTCCAGATTGGATAGAATTTGGCTCAACTGATCTTGGTAGCATAAATATCGTGAAATGTAGAACAATTGAAGGAGAATTTCCTAATTACAAGCAAGTTTTAGAAAGGAAAGGGAGACATATAAAAATTCTATTGAATATAGATTTCCTTTTTAAGATCTCAAAATTTTTGAAGGAATTTATAGATGATCCCTTGAGAAATGTTGAACTCCAGATTCCAGTTGAGGAAGGAAAGCCAATTCACTTTCTTGCTGAAAAAAAGAATGGAAAAAAAGCCCAGATTATCTTAATGCCAATAAGAGAGAGCAATTAAAGTCCTTCTCTCTGTCCTCAAATTACTTTGAGGACAGAATTGAGGGACTTTGATAAGCGAATTGAACTTTGAGAGATCTGCTGGACAATCCTTCCTGTATGGAGAGAAAGAGAAGACCGCCCATCAATACCGAATTGATGGGTAGGAATTCTCTCAGATTGTCCTGACAAGATCTCAAACAAAGTTCAAGGAGTTTATCAGAGGAACTCATGACGGCTACCAAAGGTAGCAAACCGTCCTTGTTCGGTTAGTAAACAAGGGGTTGGTGAGTCCTTAATCACCCCTTAAAAATTGAAATTCTTTCCTAAAGGAGATTAAGAGGGCTTCTTGGGCGGTCTTCACCTCTTAATCCCTAAAAGAGTTTAACTTATGGAAAAAGAAGATTTATTACATTTAGCCAATCTATTAAATCAATTTGTCTTTGAATACGGAACAGAAATATCAGGAGAAAATAGCTATTCCGAGCCAGAAAAGATAGATTGTAAAGAAGTCCTTGAAAAAATTAACGAATTAACAAAAGAAAGGTCAAACTAACTTAATTCAATCATATGATGCCCTTATATTGTCCCTTACGCGGGGAAAAATTAACAGACGAAAAAGAAATCTCAAGAGATAAACTTTGTAGAATAATAATAGCCAGATGTGAGAACAAAGAAAATCCTCACGATGTTTATATTGAAGATCGTCAAGGTGCTTATTAAGAGGAAGAAATTACAATTATCTTAACTTAAAAAGGTCAAAAATTCAATCAATCAATATAGAAGAAAGGACGATTTTAGAACCAAACAGAGGTTCACAAACGATTCAAAATGTATAAAATAGAGGGTGATGATAATCACTCTCAAAGCAAAATTGAAAAAACCTAATAAAAGAAAAGAAATTCTGTTAGAAAACTACTGTCGAGAATTCACAGAATGTTGCAATTTTTACTTGAAAGAAATACAAAGATTAAGAACTACCAGCAGGAAGCGATTACATTCTGAGTTATATCAAAAGGCAAAGAAAAAGTTTCCAGAAATAGCAACGCAAAATCTTCAAACTGCTTTAGATAAATCTATAGAGACAGCCAGAGCATTCTATCGCAAAAAGGGCAAGAAAACATTTCCCAGATTTACTAATATTTTCGGTGCTTTCAGACAAGATAGTGTAAGAATTGATAAATTAAATTTGGGTTTAAATCTGATTAAAGGAAAGAGAATTTGGCTTCCATTTGAAATAAGAAATGAATATAAGCCATTATTAGAAAAGAGTGGTAGAGTAGAGATTAAGAAGGTAAGAAAGAAATGGTTTGCATTTATCACGGTGCAACTAAATCCTGAAAAGAAAAAAGCAAAGAAAGTTTTAGGATTGGATTTAGGAATTGCCAAAATTGCCACTCTATCAGATAGTCAAGGTCGAATAAATAAGTTTTGGCGAGGAGAATGGATAAGATGGAAACATCAATATTTTGAGAAGATAAGAGCAGAATTGCAGAAAAATAGAAAATCTCTAAAGAAGATTTCTGGCAAGGAGAGAAGGTGGATGAGAGATATAAACCACAAAATTAGCAGAGAAATAGTCAACATTGCTATCAAGGAAAAAGCGAATATAGCCGTAGAGAATTTAATTGGAATTAGATCAAGATTGAAATTGACAAAACGAACCAGAAAGATGATAGCACATTGGAGTTTTAGAGAACTATTAAATTTTATAGAATATAAGTTGCGATTGGCTGGCTTGGAGATGTTCTCCGTAAATCCACGAGGGACTTCGATTACTTGTCCCAAATGTGGATTCCGCCATAGAAGGAATAGGCGAAGTCAGTCAATCTTTAAATGTTCCCGGTGCGGTTATGAACTAAATGCCGATTTGGTAGCCGCTCGAAACATAGCAACACTGGGAGAGAGATATATTCTTTCTCCTGAATGCGGTTATGCTTCCGCTGTAAGTGGGATAAATCCCACAAGTTAGGAAAGAACCAATGTTTTGGTTCTAAAATTATCCTAACAGGCATTTGAAAAATTGCCCGAATTATTGAAACAATATGAAACTAAATCAATTCAAAATTCTTGAAAGATATATAGAAGGAATTGTTAAAGGATATGCTCACTCTTTAGTAGTTCTTGGAAAGCCAGGAATTGGAAAAACTGAAACTACTATTAAAACTTTAGAAAAATTTGGCTTGAAAGAAGGACAAGAGTATCTCTATCTGAATGGACACATTACACCGCTTCAATTATTCAAAGAACTGAAACGAATAAATGAATTAAATGAACCCAGAATTGGAATTATTGATGATTGCGAAGAAATGCTACGAAATATGAGAAGTGTTGGATTATTGAAAGGAGCATTATGGCAACTTCCAAATGGCACTCGGAAAGTTTCTTGGTATTCAACTTCTTGGAAAGTAGAAACAAAAAGTTTCTATTTCAACGGAAAAATAATCTTTTTAATCAATTCTATTCTCAAAGATAATCCAATAGTTAGAGCATTTATTGATAGGGGATTGTTTTATCATATCTCTTTTACAAATCAAGAGTTGCTTCAACTAATGCGAGAAAGAGCAAAAAAGCCATATCAAGATTTAAGTTTCAAGCAAAGAATGGCTATTGTTAATTTTATAGAAAAGATTGGCTTGAGTTCAGAAAATCTTTCTTTGAGAATTCTTGAAAAGGCGTTTCAGCTTTTCAAATTAAGTCCAAACTCATATCAGATTCTGCTAAAGAAATTACTTGACAATCGTCTCTGATTTGCTATAATCAAGAAAATGTTATAGCGGTCGGCTCATAAATACTGTGCCCTCCACGAGCCGACCGCTTAAGGAGGGCTTTTGATTACAGTTATGAAAGAAGCTATTTGTAAATATTGTCAGAAAGTTTTCAAGTATTATCCATCAAATAGCAATGGCAAATATTGTTCACGAGAATGTTATCATAAAGCGAGAACGATGACTTGGTATGAAAAGAAATGTAAATTCTGCCAAAAGATGTTTAAGACCCAGAGAAAGAATCAAATTTATTGTTCTAAAAAATGCTGTTTTTCGGATCCTGAATGGAGAAAGAAGTTAAGTGATGCATTTCAAAATTTAAGCAAAGAAGTAAAGGAAAGACGGAGTAAAGCTATCAGCCAAGCAAATTCAGGAAGAATCAAATCCCTTAAGACAATAGAGAAATTGAAGAATAGCCTTAAGATTTATTATCAAACTCATGATTCTCCTTTAAAGGGAAAGACTCTTCCTCAAGAGTGGAGACAGAATATCAGTAGAGCACAGAAAGGACGAAAATTATCGAAAGAATGGCGAGAAAAGATAAGCAGGGCTAGAAAGGAACATTATGATAAATATGGAAGAAAAACTATAAGAATGGATGATAGAGGATATGTTCAAATATATTTTCCAGAACATCCCTCAGCCACGAAAAAGCATCCTTATATCTATGAACATAGATTGGTAATGGAACTTGAATTAGGAAGATTTCTGGAATCTTATGAGATAGTTCATCATAAGAATGGGGTTAAGGATGATAATAGACCCGAAAATCTTGAATTGATAATTCGAAATCCTCGAAGTTTTCATCAAGGAAATATAATCTGTCCCAAGTGTGGCTTTCAATTCAAGATGTATTAAATTCACCACTGGCAAACTCTTTTAGTCAAGAGTTTGAACCATGGTTCAGAAAGGTCATTTTCTTAAACTATAGTTAAAGATTAATTATGGCCCAGAAGAGCCCTGATTCAAAATTTGGCAGAGGATTTGTCTATAATTTGATTTTATTCGCAAAACATTGGCATCAAGGAATAGAATATGCAGAGAAACTCGAAAATCTACACAAAGGAATAAATAAAGAAGATGCTCGGAATAGAGGAATCCAAATTTTCTTTAATAGTGCTTCTGATCATCTCTTTGAATTTGAAATTCCCAAACAATTCAGAAAAAAGAAGATCGGTAAACTTGCCAAGCAATTTCAAGATTTTTGTTTGGAACTCGGACACGGCTCAAAAATGTCAGAAACTACCGAAAGAGATTTCGAAAAGGCATTTGAAATGTTAGAAGAATTAGCCCAACTAATAGATAAAGAATTAGGAATTAACGATATTGAAGCCGAATGGAACTAAACATGAAACAATTTCAAATTGAAGAAATAAAAAACAAGATAATAGAAGGCGATGCTTTGGAGATTTTGCCAAGAATTCCAGATAATTCTATTGATTTAATCATCACAGATCCTCCTTTTATGATTAGTCAAGAAATAAAGATAGGAAGATCGGCAAATACGAAGTATAAAGCATCAAAAGATATTGATTTAAACTTTGGAGAATGGGATACACAATGGCAAAATGAAGATGAATATCTGAAATGGTGCAAAGAATGGCTGAGAGAATGTGTAAGAATTCTGAAACCTTATAGACATTTTATCTTCTTTTTCGATAAAAAGAAAATTACTCCTGTTTGGAATTTTTTAGAAAAAATAGGAATGAAAGGAAGAAGTCCACTTTATTGGATAAAGTCAAATCCCGTGCCAAGAGGTCGCAAGGTGGATTTTATGAAAGCAGTTGAAGTAGCATTATGGTTCACGAAAGAGAAAGTAAAACAAGAATATTTCAATTGGCAGTTAGGGCAGGCAAAAGATTATGTAATAGACAGCATCCCTCAACATCCTCGCTATCACCCCACACAAAAAGCCGAAAAACCGTTGATTCAGTGGATTAGTTATCTAAGCAAAGAAACAGATTTGGTTTTAGATCCATTTCTCGGAAGCGGAACAACCGCTGTAGTAGCAAAGAGATTAAAACGAAATTTCATTGGAATTGAGAAAGATCCCAAATATGTTGAAATAGCCAAAATGCGAATAAGGGCTCAGATTGAGCCACTTCTTTAAAGGTCGAAGAATTAGTTAATCAAATCAATTAACATGAAATTAGATTTTAACAAATTTGAAGGAGTCCGAGTTTTCAAAGTAAAAATTCAGGGAATTACTCCTTATATGCAAAATAAACTGCATATCGAAGAAGTGCATGATCCGAAAAAGAAGTCAAAGAATAAAAACTATGATCCCAAAAAGGAAGCCGAGAAGGCAATTTATAGAAACAAAGATGGGGTTTTCATTCCAGAAAGACATATTAAGTCAGCAATGATTAAATCAGCAACCGATTATACTTGGAAGGGACAGAAAACATACAAAGATCTAGTTCAATCAAGTATATTTATTGAGCCAGAAGAAATTCCTTTAAAGGCAGGAAAATATGTGATAGATATTCGTCCAGAATGGGTAAGAACTGGCGGAGCGAAAATTCCAAAGCCAACTGCTCGTCCAAAGTGGAATAAGTGGTCAGCTGAATTCAAACTAATAGTTTTAGATGAAAGAATTCCTAACGAAGTTATTCCAGAAATTTTAGCAGGAGCTGGATTAAGATACGGAATAGGAGAACTTCATAAAAGAGGAATGGGAAAATTCAAAATTGTATTTTTTGAAAAGGTCGGTTAATTTAGAAGGAGGGGGTGGTGTGGGAATCAAACAATGAAAAAGCAATTATCTACAAAGAATAATGAATTGGAATTAAAGGATATTGCTCAATACGATTTGATAAGTATTGCTAACTTATTACTGAATACTGCTGTTGAAAATACAGAAATACTGGAAAAGAAAAAGTGGAATGAATTTGAATTAAGGAAAGCAAGAGTAGTTCTGGGATATTTGAATGCTCTCTTGAATGCGTTTGGAAGAAAACTGCAACAGATTAAATTAGATAAGAATATAAATGCAAAAATTAAAGAGATTGAAAGATTACGAAAGAAAGGATATTTCAAATAATCTTCTTTAATTAAGTTTAGCTTGAATTGGATTGGGTTAGATTGAGTTATGTTTGATTATGTTTAAGTCCTAATTGATCTTGTTTGATTTGCAATTTCCGCTAAGTTGCTCTAGATTGAATTTGGATATATTTGGTTGGGTTTTGATGAATTTCGAAAATTGTGTTTTGTTGCAATGCAATGAATTAGGATCGGCTCAATTTCGTTTAGCTAGTTTAAGCTAGTTTAAATTGGGCTATGAACTTATCTTTTCGTTGCGTTAAGAAAAAATCCGTTCCTTTGAGTTCCATTTATTTGCATTGGGCTTCGTTAAGTTACGTTAAAATCCTCTCGGAATTGGAGGATTACTCCAGCCATCTCCAAAAATTGATGGAGAGCCAACTCTAATTTCTTTTTGTTC